AGGGCAATTGCTTCAGCTTTATTACCCTTCTCAATCAGACTTGCGATGATGTCGATGTCGATGTCAGTGCCGATTAGTAGAGCTTCAGTTATCAAGTTAAAACTCTTGTCCGCTTTCCTAATCAAATTGCTTAGGAGACCACCACCAACACTACCTATAAGATCCTTGAAGCTACCTTCAAATACCTTAGTGGCATCTGCAATACCAGTTGAAACGCCAAGCCCCCCCGAAATGGATGCTGTTATTTTACTAATACCCTCTTGACCATCTAGTGTAGCAACGGATTGTAACACTGAACTAATATCTTCTGCGGTCTTGCCTGTCACATTCGTGAGTGATCTTGAGATAGCTTCGGGTGCGCCAGAACTAATTATAAGATCCAATTCACCGTTGGCAACTGTTTCCCCAATCGCACTACTGATATTACTAGTCGTAGATGATATATCACCAATGAGTTCGTTTGATAATCCAGGAACTTGGCCTGTGATCTCTACAATTGAATCCAAAGCACTCACGTTGTCAAGGGGATTGTCTCCACCACTAAGGGGAAGGATGCCCGACACCGCTTCACCAACCTTAGTCAGTGATGTTTCTAGTTTACAAGATGTTGCGCCTACAATCTGCGACCTTTTCTCAAGTATCGCATCAAGATTACTGTTCTTTAAAATGCCAGATAATTGACTATTAAGATTGTTGATATTAATTGCCATTATAAGCCTCCAATACTGCTTTAGCATGTGCTACACGCTGTGCCTTATGTGCATACGCCGCATTAGGTGCTTCGTACTTGTCACAGAAGAACTCTGTTGCAGTTGTAATATTTGTCATTTCTCTAAATTGGGCATACCCATAGTATCCCGGATTTATTGTAGAAAATTCATACAATAAAAATGCTAGTTGAGTTTCCAATTCACCAATCTGCAACCCACGTTCTTCAGAGAAGTCTTCTAACAACTGTAGTCTTCCAGCCGCTGGGTTCCACTGAGCAATGCCAAAAGAGTTCTCTCCTGTAAATCCAGATGTGATACCCGGATCTAGGTTGGATTCTTGAATAAGATTTCCTATTATAGCAGATGCCTGTATTGGTGTAAAGCCATTAGTTACAAAGAAGTTAAACGATTTTTCCGAATTAGATCCACCAACTGCACTCCTAGTATCAATTGTATTATTTGCTACATTAGTGTTACCCGTTGGTGTGGCACCAGTAGAAGAGTTTCTAGCGACATGCTGATCAATTGGATCCCCCTGTTCAAATCGTGGCATCGATCCAATGATGACTGGTATTTGACTTTGTTCTCCATCCATAAAAATACCAAATACCTGAGCACCCGGAAGCAAACCCACAGATCTACCAATTCCAGACATACCACCCTCAGTGGTTGGAATAAGGACTTGCGCCCACGGCAGTGAGCTTTCTGGAACTTCATTAACATCTTCGTTATGAATACCAAATATCCGAACTCTAACTCTAGCAACTCTCAATGGATCTTGCACATCGATCACAACACCAATGAACCACCTGTGAATATCTCCGTAGAAATTAGATTGAATGGGTGTGAAACTCATAATTTAGAAACTCCTAGTGTTACTTTGTGCTTTTCGTCAAAGAAGGTATGTCGTATGGATGATATGATAAACTCACCAGACTTCTGTTCATCAAGAACTGTCTCTTCGCCTTCCATAGCAGTAACTTCCAATACGATTTTACCACCGATTGTTGGGGAATCAAGTTGCATGAACAGTGTACCAGTGACTGTCATAACAGCCGTGTTATTACCCATTGCACTGATAACAGATTTTCTTCTGATCTTAGACTTTAGATTATCAACTTCTTCGTCATATCCATACCCATCCATTCTAATAGTTGAAGGTGCTGTAATGCCAAAGACGAAGTTTGATTCATATTCAGTAATTTCCTTACCACCAACCTCAAATCTCGTGTCGATTAGTCTAGTGTCAGGTAACATTTCGGTTATCTTAAATTCTGGATTACTAATTCTGTTTCCGAATACCGTATCTAGCACATCATATCTGGCACCAACCGAACCACTTGCGATATTCATTAAAGTATCGTTCCTACCACTATATGTAATCTCTTCTATTGTAAATAGGTTTTTATTAGGATCGGCACTTGCCGCAATAGCACCCGATTTAACAAATGGTCTATTGAACAGTGGTTCTGCTTCTAGAATATCCTCTAGACTTGTCATAAAGACATCATCACTCTTGACAGATCCAAACAAGAAGTATGGAAACCCTTTATTGGTTGTCAAACCGTTTAGCACCCAATTAGCCGTTACAACTGGTGTTATATATGGAGTAACAATGGACATAGATCTCTGAACAGGCTCTATGTTCATCAGAGTAGTGTCTAAACCCACACCCAACTCACCATCAAGCACTCTCGTAATGATCTGTGTTGGTGTGCCTTCATAAGCTTTACTAATCACTTGAAGATGGCTTCTGAATACATGCTCGGTCATTAAAGAAAATACATATGTCATAGTGGTGTCGTTCACCACTGTAACGGAAGCTGTTTCATACATGATAAAACGTTTCTTAATGGTCTTCTCTTGGATGATGTTTAATACTTCTATATCAAGTATCTCTGTACCAGTGAACCCCGAACTAGCAAACAAGTTGGCGTTGTCAACAATAAGTATCTTACCAGAGATCCCAATGCTTTTTATATTCTCAACAAGTATCAGTTCACCAATAACTCCAGAGACATCAATCTCTTGATCTCCCTTTATAATAACTGCTTTTTGGTATTGATATTGACTTGCCGTTGTGTCAGACATTTAAGTTTCCTTTAACTTAGAACTAAACTGTGAGGCAACTCTTTGAACTACTTTGGGACTAAGCACAACAATGTTAGACAGATTGTCGTTGAAGTCAATCAGTCTTTGTATATAGCTTTTGGGTGTGAGTCCACCCAAGTCTGGATTATGAGGATTGATATCGACATACTCTAACTCAGCATTCTCATAGTGATGAACTGAATCATATTGTGTGCCTTCACCAGTGATGATACATGTCTGAATGTCACCGCCTGTGCCAACTGTAAGGGTCTCGCCTACGTTGAAGTTATCATTTGTTTTGATAACAATAGTACCAAGATCAAGGTTTACTTCCACAACAGGTCCTGTAGAACCCGACTGAGAACCTGTAACGATCTGTCCCTTTTTAAAGTTAGTCGTACCTATATTAGTTGTTGTCGTAACAACTCTATGGGGATAGTTCGCCAAAGCTGTGTGATACAACTCATTAGATCCTAAAGGCCAACCACTTTCTTTCAAAGAATTATTACACAGGAAGAAAGTCCAATAGTATTGGGTTGTTCCGTAGAGTTTGTACGATAGAGTGTCGGGTCTTTCGCCTTGCATAATTGTATACTTTTCATATATCGTAGTATTGCCCACAGATTCTTCTGACAGAATTGCGGCTTTGCCAAAGTTTTGAAACTTGACAAACGGCTCATTCGAACCAAACTTGTATATCGTATCTGGAAAATTCTTAAAAAACATCTATCTATCTCCCCATCTGTGCTATGTCTTGTTTATTGAGAGGACGGATCTCTGTAAACGATAGAGTAATCTGAGCATCAGTGAAGCCACCATCATCATAAAAACCTTGTCCTGCACTATTATAAGTGACCTGACAGTTCGTGAGGTATGAAGTCAAGATCTTAGTAAATACATTTTTACCTTTATATTTCATGGTAATGTCAAAAGGATCTGGAAACTTATATCCGACTGCAATTTGACCAACACCAATCTCATCTGGATACATTGCTACTCTAAATTTCTTAATGATTTCTTTGATACGTTCTACTTCCTCTGCACTATTAGGCACTAGCTTGAAAGTGAATGAGTGTGATCTAGAAGTAACGCTTTGGAACAGTGTACGACTGTTGGGGTTTAGTGCAACACGTGTAGCAGATGATACACCCTGTGCGGCCTGTGTGTTTAACCTACTTGCAACCTTTAGTGCCGCTAACGAACCGCCAGATCCACCAGCAGTACCAACAATAGCATCAATAAAGCCCTTTGCTTCATTACCCATTGAACTTGCGGCAGAAGCAATCATGCCAGCACCACCCGACATTCCAGCTTCTACTCCTGCGCCAATGGCACCTAGATCTGCATTTTGATATCCAATAGTATCATTGAAGTTTTGTGCTGATGGCATTCTAAGCTGAATCGACCAATCACCCAATACACCCTGATCCATACGTTTGATACTTAGGTTTGGTTCTCTTGGTTGAACGTTTAGTGCCGCTTCTAATGCGCCCAATGCCACATTATTCGCCACATCACCCGCACTGTTCCCCTCTTGCCCTTCTGCGACATCTGCCGAAACTTCTCTAACAGTCTGTGCGATATCCGCAGAATTTTGAACAAATCTTGATATATCCAATGGAGCAATTTCTCGTGGTCTGAAAGAAATGATTGCAGGATATTCTCCCTTATTGTCAATAGGGAATTCGTAGACCTGTTTAAGTTGTTGTGGCATGTTTAAACCTTAATAAATAGAAGTGCATCGGTATTATTTATAAGGCAAATCATGGCGCATAGTGGAAAATTTAAACCTAAAAACATAACAAAGTACAAGGGAGACTACACAAAGATCACTTATAGATCTGGTTGGGAACTAAGATGCTTTAAGTGGTGTGATGATAGTCCTATGGTTAAGTATTGGTCAAGTGAAGAAGTGGTCATTCCCTACATGTATGATGTGGATAAACGCATGCATAGATACTTTATGGATCTCAAGATCACATGGAAGGATGGGTCTGTGGATCTTATTGAGATCAAACCAGACAAAGAAACAAGACCTCCAGAATATAAGGGTAAGAAGACCAAGCGTTATATCAATGAGAGTTTGACTTACATCAAGAACCAAAACAAATGGACAACTGCCCGAAGCTACGCCAAGGATAGGGATTGGGGTTTCCAGATCTGGACTGAGCACACATTGGAAAAGATGGGTCTTATGCCCAAAAAGACCAAGCCACTTAAGTCGGCTAAGGTTGCGTTTAAACCATTAAAACCGTTGAAGGTCAAAAAGCGGACTAAAAAGTAGTATAAATAACATTATGAACAAGAACGTATTCGACAGATTAGAGATAGAAGCATTCCGTGCAGGTATTACTCCACGGACTGATCAAAGCCGTGCATGGTTTCGTAGACGTGCACAAGCAATGCGAAGAGTCAACAGAGAAGGTATTATGCAATCCGAACAGTTGCAGTCCACTGGTAGGACAGAGTCTGTTGTGGGAAGCATGTACATGTTTTTCTACGATCCTAAGCACAAAGACACACTACCATATTATGACCAATTTCCTTTAATCTTTGTTCTCGGAGATGCGCCCGGTGGGTTCTTGGGTATGAACCTCCATTACCTACCACCACTATTGCGTCAAAAACTATTAAAAGCCTTACTTGATCTGGCGAGTAACGATAATTACAACAAAAGAACTAAACTGATGTTGTCCTACGATCTGCTTAAAGGATCCGCTAAGTATGCCGCATTCAAACCGACAATTAAGCACTATCTAACATCACATGTTAAAACACGTCTGGCTAAAGTCCCAGCCGCCGAATGGGAGATTGCAATATTCTTACCTATGGCACAGTGGAAGAAAGCAAGCGCAACTCAGGTGTATAGAGACTCAAGGAAAATGATCTAATGTTCAGTGTTGATGAAATGAAAGCAATGATCTCTAAGAAGGGTGGCTTCGCACAGGCCAACCAATTCAGAGTAGTACTTCCTGCACCAAGAACTATATCAAGGGAGACGGATAGACGTGGTCTCGCTGAAGATATACGTGATATTAACCTACTATGTAAAGATGTGAACCTACCAGGAAGACAGATCCTAACACAGGAACGTCAGATTGGTATGACTAACCGTAAGGTTGCATATGGATATGGGTATGAGGACGTGTCTATGACGTTCCATCTTATGAACGATTATGGCATGAAGAGATACTTTGAAAATTGGCAAGAACAAATAATTGATTTCGAAACAAAAGAGTTAAAATATAAGAACACATACACTCACGACATTGAAATTATACAATATAGAAAGGGTGTAGCAACTGCATCCAAATCTAGCACAACTAACATTGGTTTTGATATCAATGACAATCTAAGATTTGACCTAGACATAACTAAGACGAAGAGGGGCATCGTAGCTCCAGCAGTCGAAGTGTATAAGTGCAAATTGATAAACGCATTCCCAACAACCTTGAATGCTTTACAACTAAACAATGAGCAAAATGGTTTGCTTGAAATTAACGTCCAATTCTCGTTTGACGATTGGGTGTCTACTTAAACAATGGAGTTATTATGGCTTTACCTAAACTAAATGATCAACCAAAATACGACTTGACAATCCCATCTAGTGGTATTGAAATTCGAATCAGACCATTTTTGGTCAAAGAAGAAAAGGTTCTCCTACTCGCTATGGAGAGCCAAGATCAGTCGCAGATCCTATCTGCTATTGTTGATACTCTTGAGGCGTGTGTGTTAGGTGATATTGACTCAAATG